AATGTAACGCTTTATTTCTTTTGATATTTTATTTACTTCATCTTGATCTACCATATATTAAGTATACACTAAAAGATTCTAAAGGTCAAACTCTACTTAAAAAGATTAAAAATTCTTTTTCTGTTTTTTATTTTTTCTCCATATAGATTTTTACCATTTAAATATAGAGAGTGTGACTGATCACTTTCTTTTGAATATGTATTCATATTCCTGCTTTTATTAAATAGTTCAACTTCTTTTATTTTTTCCCAAGAAGAAGCATCTTTATAGTTAATTTCAAACTCTTCAAAATCAGATATTTTTATTGGTATAAAACACATAATTGGATAATCTTTTGGAATTACAATATCTGTTTCTGTCTGAGTAATCTTCCAGTTCATAGGGAAAGGAAATGCTGACCAATCTGTTTCAACTACACCAGTACAAGGGTGTATCCCATCAATCCACATATTACTAGGACCAGATATTAGAAGAGAATATCCTTCAGTTGTTTCAAAGTATCCTCTTTCTCCGCCAAAAGTTATAACCCCCTCACCAAAATTATTATTTGCAATAGAAGAACTTATATCTTTTCCAGTAATTGTGTTAGTAATTCTAACGCTTCCTGGAGCATTGCTACCATTCCAGTTAAGAGTTATATCTTCTTCTAGTCCATAGTACCAGCCCAGAGTATTTCCAAGCATCATTGGAGGGCAGTTTAGTCCGCCACTATTTTTCATCCACTCTCTTTTAGATGAAAGTGGTTTAGCAGTTTTTTCATTACCCAAAAAACGATAAATATTTATATATTTATTTAACATTATTTTTTATGAATTAGAATTTACTAATGTCAAAGCGTTTGAAACTATTCTTTCTCTTAAAACAATTTGACGACGCTCAAACTTAGATAGGTATGGCTTGGCTTGTATTCTTTTTTTATTCTTGACTGCTCTTTTAATTTTGTGCTGTGATACTTTATTGTTAGACTTTTTCATTAGATCACTGGCTTTCCGCTACTTTGTCACAAGGACAAATGATTGATTCTGGTAGTTCGTGAACCTTTGTTACAATCGTAATCATAGTCTCACACTCAACGCACTTATAAATCTTCTTAACTCGTTTGCTCATAAACTAATCATACCATATTGAGATGTGTGTGTCAAGATTTGTTTCCATCCCATGTTCCAATTTTTGTTGTGCTAATTCCATTCTCTTCCCATAGTCTGATTACATTTGGGTTATCATCTACGGCATGATAAACAGTCCAATGCTTATTAATTTTATCAAGGATGTCTTTTTTAACTTCATAATCGGGCCTATTATCTTCATCTGCCCTCATAAATAAAGCATGAGATCTAATGTTATTTATAGCCATCCACATAGAAGTAAGACCCCTATATTTTTCTTTTCTAGATGTTACAATAAGGATTGTATGGCAATCAGAAACAGCATTATTTAACATCTCAACAACTTTTACATTTGGCAGGGCATCTATAGAAGCCTCATGAAAGGCGTCGTAGTCCCTATCAGAGCCACGAACATAGTGTAGGTATGGATCTACATTGGCAAGAGTCCCATCAACGTCAAAAATGTAGGCACTTGGCCTTGTGTCAATCTTGATTAACATTATAGGTCATTATTATATAGCATGATATATATCCAACTAGAAGTGCTGGAATTAAGAATAGTGCATTAATCATTTGAAATCCCCTTTCTTTTGTTTATAGTTATATAATACTATAGATTTGTTATTTTGTCAAGAATTAGTCTTTATTGTATGTTGTAAATATGTCATCAGGGTTACTTACCTTTGATGCATCACCAAAGAACATTAGTATATTTTTTCTTTCTCCAGATATTACTTTTTTGACCTCATGCATAAGAGTGTTGTCACCTTTAAAAAATATTAAAGTTGATGTCTTTGGTTTAATACAAAGATTAATGTCTGGAAAGTTTATTTCTCCTCCATCATACTCATCATTTAAGTATAAAAGAGCAGCGTACTCTCTTTCATCTTCTCCCTCATTGTGTGTGTCAAAGTGAAGTGTATTTTCTGATCCAGTTTTCATGTTAACATAATTAAACTGTTTTAAAGATATGTCATGGTTAAACTTTTTACTAACCATATCTTTTATCTCAAACATCTTGTTGGTTAAAAATAAACTCAGGCTGTTCATACTTTCATTTTGAGAAAGCGGAATGACTGGATTATCTAAACTAACCTTAGATGCTATAAAAGTATTTGGAAATCCAAGAGCACAAAAAATATTATTGTTTGGTGTTTCATTTTCAATTGAAGATAATAGTTTTGCAGCATTATCACATTCTTCTTTAGATATAAAGTTTTCAATTATTTCTGGGTAGTTGCTTGGAGTTTTCATTTTGATTTACTAGACTTATTCAAAGTCTACCTGCTTTTCAAATAATGTAGTAATGTAATTGTCTTCTCCTCTTGCAACCTTTGCTGCAAGCATTCTCATCCCAACTGCATTAGTTACAGACTCTTCAATTGAAATTGCTTCAATAGCCCTTGCAATTTCTTCTCTTAATGTCATTTCGTCTATGCTCATATTATAATTATATCATCAATCAGTATTTGTTTCAAGTATGTAATAAGTACCCCACCATGTATACGGCTTATTTAACAATACCCACATTTTTGCGTGGTATTTATAGGGCCAACCATTATATCCATCTTCATCCATACACATAGCCTTAAACAAATGATTACCAGCAAAGCCACCACATAGGTTTCCTATAACCCTTAATGGCCATATTTTAGTTTTCTGTTGTTTTATTATCATCTTTTTCCCATACCTTCTTTCCATCTTTGTAGACAGGCCAATAGCCCAAGGCTCTCCAGTCCATCTTCGTAATCTTAGGCTCTTTTGGCATTAGTACACCATACATGCCCATCACTCATGGTCTGATGAGTATCCCAGAACAGTGGATCTTTCTTAGACATCTCACACTTCAAGCATTCATTTTTTTTCATTTTAATATCCACCTAAGCATTCATTGCGTGTGTGAAATAGTCTAATCTTTGTCATAATTTTACGGGATGGAGCAGACATATCATCTTTACAGGTAAGACACTTATAAGACCATTCTCCAGTAAAGAAATCATTAGTATAGCCTTTAACATTAGCATATTTCTTGGCTACAAAGGTTTGGAATGGATCAGGGATATCGTAATGTTTAAGCATCTCTTTTCCAATGCAAATATGATCTAATATAGACAGCACCATAGGCTACTGCTGCAAAGATAAATCCGTATTGGTTTGTGACCAAGGCATAGGCTATCCATAGGCACTCATTAAATAATAGGACGAACCACCCCCATAAGGTTTTTCTTCCAACAAAGTAAATACCAGACACACCAATACAGGCAAGCACCCAGTGTGCATAATCAGCAATCCATTGAATCATATATCCAGTATACCTTAAAGTCAGGGTTTAGTCAAGTTGCTTGCCCTTGGTTTTTACCCAAGTGCCTATCTTATTTATTTTGACTTTCTCTCTTAATGTTTCTGCAAAGTAAGTGCCTATTTCAGATCCAAGATATTCTTCACCTGTTTCTAAATCAGTCAGTTTCCATTTTCCAGGTGCTTTAGTGTGAATGACTAAATCTACTGGTTTATCAAAAGAGTCAACCTCTGACTCATCTTTAAGTATTCTTTTGTTCATTGCTACGATACAAGACCCATTGATAGATGATTAAAACAAACATCTGCAACTATAAAGTCAGCATGGTCTACAACAACATCATAGTGTGTTGCATCTTTATCACAAAAGAAACATTTTTGTGTTTTCATATAATTACTTAGACAATACAGATATTGCCTTTAAAAATACTGGCATTGTATATCTTGTTCCAGAAACCACTGGGCTTACGCCATGAGTTAGATAGCCTGGCCATACAATTAATGATCCAGCAGGTGGATTAATATTTAATTCTGATTCAGGAAAGTTTAACTCTCCGCCTTGATAATCATCGTTTAAATAAATTATTGCTGTAAAGTCGCTACCATCTTTATGTTCTTGTTGATCAGTTCCTTCAGTCCACGCCACAATATATGGATTTATTTCTGAATTGCAACCACAGGTAGAAGATATTTTCATGTGTGCTAATTTATCTTCTTGGCTTTCTGACAAAGGCTTATGAAGTTCTGTACATTTAAATGCCTCAGTTAATTCAAGACCATATTTTTCCTCAAGAATATTTTTTATTTCTAAGAAATAATTTTCTTTAAAAAGTTGAAAAAGAGTTGGGCTATCAGTTTGAAATTTTTCAAAAGTATGAACTCTATCTTTCATTTTTCCTTTTAGTCCACCTTCATAGTCCATATTGGCAGTCTTTGCATACTCATAAACCAATTCTAGGTCTTCTGCATCAATAAAGTCTTCAATAACGGTGATAAGTGTTGCATCATCAGAGTCTCCAAAGTGTCCATTAGGGACAAGAAGTCTTCCGTTTGCGTATGTTTCTAGTTCTGTAGTCATAAAACTAGTATACCATATATCATGATATACTCAAACAATAATATGACCCTACTATATATACTCTATAGCCCACGACACAAGGCTGTCAAGATAGGAATATCAGATGTCTCAGGCAGAAGGTTCGCAGCCCACAGGACTAAAGGCTGGATACTTATCAAGTATTGGTGGTTTTCCGAAAGGGATCAAGCAAGATCAGTAGAATCCCTAGTATTAGACACACTTAGGACTAAGTACGGACACTTCCTAGATAAGGAAGATATGCCACAAGGGGGTTATACGGAGACATTTGATGCATCTAAAGTGACTAGACGAGGTTTGATCCGTATGGTCAATAGGGCTATAAAGGACCTATCGTAATCTTTACTTATCTTCAAATCTATATATTAATTCAAGATTATTTTCTTTAACAAAATCTTCATATTTCATTATCGTTCCATAATTATCTATTGATTGCTTGCTTGTTATAAATCTTTTTTTAAAATCTAGTGAGTGGAAAGCCTCAAATAGTTGAGATACACTCTCATAGTTTTCAGGAGAGTACACCTTTGTAACAAAAGAAGAAAAAGGTTGCATCCTATCAAAAAAAGTTACTGACCATTCGTCCATGCTGTCTACTACACCTTTTAGTATTGGAGAGTTCTTCTTGGCTAAAAAGTTATGCGTATTGCCCATTCCATTATGCATTGGAACTGTTATTATCTCAGGATCTCCACCTATCTTTTCTATCATATAGTCAAGAGGCATTGCGGGAATTGAATCCATATCTGCATAACAACCACCATTTTCATATAAAGTTATAAATCTCCAGATATCTGACTGAATTACTGGCAGTTGATATTGATACATTTCATATACAATAGGATACTTTCTGACAGTTTCTTCTCTTTCTACTTGGTTGACATACTTATATTCCCAACCAGGGTTAAGGTTTATCCAATAAGATGCTATTGCTTTCAGGTGATCAGGCATCCGACTTTGTTTGTGGTTATGTGTTTGCCAAATAATTTTAGGAAATGAGTGTGTCATACATTTATTGTACCATTCATAGGCTTCAAGTGAAGGAATCGGACCTTCGTTATCGGTTTCGGAAACCGCTCTACTACCATTATAGGAACCTGAAAGGTACTTTCAGTATAGCATAAATTAGATAATAATGTTATGATTAAGTTAAATTATATTTCTTTATACTTCTTTACAAAGTTAATGATCTTGTATTTCTCAATATCATGTTCTTTGTGGTTGGTGCCATGAGTGAAAAATATAATATCATTTATTCCTTTTTCTTTAAGACTAGAAACCAAGTTCATTAGTTCATCTGTTGTTGTTAAAAGAGCATCTTGTGGTAAGTTTTTTTGATTTTTTAGAATAATGGAATTTTCTTTATTTTCTTCAATGATAGGGCATATAGAGATAATCCTTTGCTTAATGATTTCTCTAAATCCATTTGCTCTTTTGTATGGTTCAAATGCTGCAATGTTATAGTCTGCATATTGTTCAACTAAAGAAAATACTTCTTCCGTCATTCCAGTCATGCATATTTTCATACTTATTCTTTTGTCTTGACAAAAACTTTTAAAGATGGGTATATATTTAGCCATATATTCTTTTCTGTCTTGAAAAGATTTTTCAAAATCTTCTGGAAACATTGTTCCGCCTGACGCAAGTTCGTCTTCTCTAATGAAGCCTGCCACAAAGTTGATCCACACCCTATCTGGATCTATATCATTAATTGATTTAACCATCATAGCCAGGTATTGTGGAGAAATAGTATGTGGTCTTACACCAATAATATATTTTAGTTTTTGTTCTGTACTTAGTGCTCTTGCTGTCTCTATGAAATGGTTGCTTTCACCAACAGAGTATGGAACTAGAATCCCGTAAAACCCAGACTCATCTAATTCTTTTGAAATAACACTCAATGAGGTGCTGGCTACTTGATCAAAAAAATAAAAGTTCATAATTCATTATACACCTAACCCATTAATTATATTGGCAATACATCAATAGGATAGGCAGGTAAGGCAAACAAAAGGTTCATCATCTTGTTTGATATATAATTGATCGCATTGGGTGCAGGCTATCTTATAGCCCATAAACTTAGTATATGATGACTCTAACTTGTTCATTGGATTATTCTATCACATCAAGGTTAACAGGTTGGACATCATCATCCATAGCCCCACAGACAGCACAGGTTACTTGGCCATCAAGGTCTAATTGGTAGTCGCACCCATATTTTGTACATGTCATATATACATCATACCATTCGGCGGATATGTTGTCAAGTTTTAGTTAAACATGATATAATGTTTAAATGGCAGTTTTAAGCATAGAAAACCTTTTGCTCAAATTTGGAGCAGGAAAGTCTCCACGATCTGCAGACTATATTGATCTGATCGATACTCTTGCTGATGATAGAAATGCTGTTTATTTTTCTTCAACTGCTCCGACAGATACAGAAGCAAATCGAATTTGGTTTAACACAGACACACAAATCCTTAGTATTTATGATGATGGTGTATGGGTAACTGCGGGTGGAGCACAGGGGCCACAAGGTCCAGCAGGTGTAAAGGGTGATACTGGTTTAACAGGAGCAACTGGTGCAGTAGGTGCTAAAGGTGATACTGGAAATACTGGTGCAGCAGGTTCACAAGGAATTCAAGGTCCCGCTGGGGCTAAGGGAGACACTGGAGATACTGGGCCAGCAGGTGCAGCAAGTACTGTAGCAGGTCCCACTGGACCAAAAGGTGACACTGGAGATACAGGGCCAGCAGGAACAACTAACTATAGTCAATTAACCAACCTTCCAGATCTAACAGTATTAGCAACCAAGACTTATGCAGACAACGCTGCAACAACGGCAGTAGCAGCAGCAATTGATTCTGCTCCAGCAACACTAAACACTTTAAATGAATTAGCAGCAGCGATAAATGATGATGCATCTTTTGCTTCTACTGTTACTACTGCTCTTGGAACTAAGGCTCCAATTGATTCCCCAACTTTTACGGGGACTGTAGCAGGAATAACAAAATCAATGGTAGGACTATCTAATGTAGACAATACAACAGATGCTAATAAGCCTATTTCATCTGCAACACAGACAGCATTGGATGCAAAGTTGGCCTCAGCAACAGCATCAACTACATATGAGACAATTACAAATGTAGCATTAAAGGCTCCTTCTGCATCACCAACATTTACAGGAACCGTCTCAGGCATTACAAAGAGCATGGTTGGCCTAGGATCAGTTGATAACACAACAGATGCTGCAAAGCCTGTATCAACTGCTACTCAAACAGCACTTGATCTCAAGGCTAATCTTGCTTCACCTACTTTTACAGGCACAGTAGCGGGTATTACAAAATCAATGGTTGGTCTGGGTTCTGTAGACAATACTGCAGATACTGCAAAGCCTGTATCCACAGCACAGCAAACAGCCCTTGACGCTAAATTATCTACTGCAACTGCAGCATCTACATACATAACACCCACAGGAACATCAAC